ATATTAACCTTTCTGATGTACTACCCTTAGCACATTAAAAAGGCTCCCTCCTTTTGAGAGGGAACCTAGTTAGCTATTAAGCTGGAACGACGAGGGCAACGCCACCGTAGTTACGCAACTCAGCGCAGCCGTACAATGTATCAGCTGTAAACAATGTACCGAGGTACTCTTGTTTGTACTGAGTCTGTGAACGGACACCAACTTGCTCCACCAACACCATAGAGTCTTTGTGAGCCATTACGCACACACGACCAATGTTAGTACCGGAACCGTTAGCAGCGCTGTTAGCGTAGCCAGCGTTAGAGGTAACATAGACTGGAACACCATAGATGTCACCAATCATACCGTTACGGATGCTGTTAGCTGTGCCTGCTTCACCAACGCTGTTGAAGGTTGTGAACTCAGACAAACCCAAGATGGTGTTACGCACTGAAGGAGGAATCAAGAAGAAACGATTGTCCATAGGAACATCGCTATCGTCAAGACGCTGAATAGTGCGACGAATACCAGCAGCTGTCAAAGCTGATGCGTTACCAGCATTGGTGTTAGCTGTGTAGTCGAAAGCTGTAGAGCCATCGCCACCAATGAAAGCACCAGCGTAGCGGAAGTTACCTGCGCCAGCTGTGGAAACGTTGAACTGTTGAGCCAAGGTAATCAAGTCAGTATCAACTTGCTTACCCAAAGCGTAACCAGCATCATCAGTGTAGAACTGACGAAGGCTAGACAAAGCTTGAGCTTCAACGATATCCTCGATCAAACGTGAATATTCGTAGTGCTTGTTGATAGACACAGTTACTTCGGACTCAGTAGCTGCAATCAGTGTAACTTGTGTAGAAGCTGCCTTAGCAGAAGCTGTGCCACGTGCAGGGACTGGAATGTGAACTACGTCACCCTTCTTGCCCTTGAAGCTCATCTTCTTAACTAGGTTAGCTGCAACCAAGCTCTTCTTGTAAGCCGCAACAATCTCATCACTCCATACTTCTGGAATAAACGTTGCTGCGGTCGTACTCGTTACGTGATCTGTTCCTAATGCCATTTTATAAATCTCCTGTTGATATTAATATTAAATTACTTCACTCGACCTTCTTGATATGCTGCCATAATTTCTGGTTGTAAAGCCTCATATCGGTCGGGATCTGTCATACGTAGCCGGATAAGGTCGGCACGACGATATACTTTCTTAGAAGACTCTCCAGTTCCACCAACATCAACACCAGCTGCTTTCAGATTCTGTTTGCGAACAGCGTTACCTGCTTCAGTAGTTTGTTGTGTCTTAGATGTACGGATCTGTTTGAATGTAGTAATCAGTTCATCAGCTGCATTAAAATCATAGTTAGCATCAGCCATTGCATAGATATTAAGCCTCATGGGAGAAGCTTTAACCCACTCAATAAACTCACCATCACTTACAATATTAGCAAAGTCAGGATGCTTCTTGTTGAGCATTGCTTGTGTCTGAATCTGCTTAAGTTGCATTGAAGCTTGTTTAGCTGCCAATACGTCTGGATGATTCGCTACAGCACGATTAACGTGACTCTGCGGATCTTCAAAGAAGTCGATCTCTTGTGGTGGATTCTCCACCTTCTGTGGTTGTGCTTGTTGGTTCTTCTGAGCTAAGCTTTGTTTTAAGAGTTCATCCGCTAAACGTCTAACTTCACCAACTTCCTGTGCTTGCCTACCGATTAGCTTTTCAGCCTCTTGGTGCATACGAACAATGTCTTCGAGATTCTTCCCCTTGTACTTCTCAGGGATCTCTTGTGGAGATTGCTCTGCCTCAGGTTGTTGCTTAGTTTGTTCGCTTGTTTGTTGGGACTGTTTAAAGTCCTCAGCGTCTAACTCACTAACACTACCTAGTTCCTCATTGTGATCAATTAAAGCCATACCTAACCTTTCCCTGTCCACGAATGGATTACAGGATTAACTTATTAAATAGAATTGGGTTGCCTGATGTTACTCCTTATCGCAGATAAGAATCCTTTAAAGATCCTCACTACGTTGCGGGTTACTCAGATCCTCTCTTTTGTTCCTGCTTGAGCCTGTCAGCCCTCACAGCAGCCCATTTAGCTGTAGCACCGGGAAAGTCCCCTGATAAAGGGTCTAGTCCGATACTTGGAGCTGAAACAAGCCTGATAGCGTCCTTACTACATACCTTACACTTAGCAGTGGTATGATCACTATCAACTAGCGATTCAGTTATGTGATCGTTAGGACATTTAAAGTCATACAGTCTTCTCATCCCTGTAATTCCTCAAATACCTTCTCACACACAGCCTTACGCCCTAAAACTAATTCAAGAATATCCAACTGTCCTTTACGGAAATAAAGTGTTTGTGTGTCCGTGACAGTGGATAGATCGTTTAAACTAGCCTTAATCTTCTCGAAGTCTTCAATTAAGAAGCTCCAACCCTTAGTACTCATAGTATTAAAGGTTTCTTCGTAGTAAACTTGTAGTTCTTTATCCATTTAAGGAGAACCTTTCTATTAAATACTTAAATATATTAGTATTTTAGCACATAAATGCTTGACATACCATGTTAATATGTGTTACAATTCTCTTTTAACTTAAATAAAAGGAATTACTATGGCTTTTAAGTGTAAAATTACAGAACATGAACGTGAACTATTACTTCAATGGTTAAAAGAAGGTATTGGATATACTGAAATAGCTCATAAATTAGACGGAAAACTTAGTAAGCAGCGCATCAAACAAATAGCTCAAAAACACGGTATTGATGCTTTTAAGATACGACAAGCACGTAAAACTAAAGAATATACCGATAAAATGTTTGCTAAAAACGGATCTAAGTGGAACGATCCTGAATTTACCAAGTCTTTAATCTTTCAATCAATGAAAGAGAAGTTCCGTAACAAGAAAAGTAATAAGTATGGCTGGGAATGGACTATTGAGTTCGGAGATCTAGAGTTTCCTTCACATTGTCCTGTCTTAGGTATTGAACTTGACTACTTTACAGAAGGTAAAGGACGTATGGAGAACTCAGTATCGTTTGACCGTATAGATCCTACCAAAGGTTACATTAAAGGTAACGTTATTGTGATGTCTTGGAGAGCCAATCGCATTAAAAACGATGGAACTGCCCAAGAACATCAACAAATTGCTGACTTTATGCGTTCTTCTTTGCTTTAGTCATCATCTGAAGGCTTGCAATACGCTCATTTGAGGCAATATCAGCAGCTTTCAGGTTAACTTGCTTCTCTTTAAGCATCATGTCAGCTAGTTTCAGACGCTTCTCGAAGTCATCACCATTATCTAGGTTAGTTGCAGCTGCCTGAACTACCTTAACACGATGCTCTTCAGGGATCATCTGAGCTTCAATCATGGTCTTTTGAGCCTCAGCTGACTGCTTTTGAGCCTTAGACTGCAGATCTGCCACCTGAGCCTGTGCAAGTTGCATCTGAGCTTGTTGTTGCATCTGTGCAGCCTCAGCAGCCTGTGGGTTAGGCTGAGACATCTGATCCAAAGCTTGCATCAACTCACCACGGTTAGACAATGAACTATTCTGCAAGATGCCTTTAAGGATCAATGGCAGTACAGGCGTATTAGGGCCAAGTGTCTGCAACAAGCCAATCATCTGTTGCTGTTCAAACTCACGTGCCAAGATACCCAAAGTAGCTGTTGGAATGAACTTCATGTCAACTGATGGATAACGCTCACTGTCAAACTGCATATAACGGAAGGCAGCCTTGTTAATGAACGGGATCATGAAGTCTTCTTGGAAGTTACTCAAGGTACGTTTGTACTTCTTGATGATACCTGCCATAGCCATAGACATACCACCTGCACCTGCATCACGAGGTACGTTAGAGGGCATACCTGCGCTGTCAACTGTACCTGTAGCTTGCAGGAGCATACGTTCAAAGTTCTGCGCTGCTGCAGCTGCATTGCCATCAGTCTGACCGAACTTGAAGGGATACAAGATCTCAGAAGGTGAGCCATTGGTCAGGATAGCCTTACCGGGCTTAATCTCAAACTTAGCACCACGTGGCAGACGAGTTGCGTCCATTGCAATCATAGGTGCTGTGGTCAAAGCCAATGAGTCCATGTGAGCACGAAGCTGACCATCAATAGCCTTCTGCATATTGTAGGCCTTCTCAGCTGTACCACGACCCCAGAAGCGACCGGGAACTGTATCGTCTTGGTATGCAACGACTGGACGATCCTTCATCATGTAAGGATTAGCTTCAGCCTTCAAGAGGATTGAGTCATTGGCAATAACGACAATAGCCTCAACCAAGTTACAGTGCTCATCAGCTACTGTACCTTCAGCAAACAACTCTTCATACTCTTCCTCTTCTCCTTCAGTCAGATACTCTTTAGGTACTAAACCGTAGTAAGTGATGAGCTTAACCTTATCATCTTGATAGGTCTTCAAGTCTTGAGTTACTTCTAAGTCCTCATCCTCAGAGGCTGTGGTAATGTCTACCTTTTTGTAAATGCCTCTCTCAATACCTTCCACAACCTTGTGAATGGAAACGTACTTCTCGATAGCAACGCCCAAAGCATCGTCAACGGAATCAGCATTAGGATCAATAAGGAAGTTCTTAGGGTTAACTGGTTTGATCTTAACGGCAATACGATCCTTCTCTTGAACTCCAATGGCAGCTGCATTAGCAATACCGGGAATTGCCTGAGTTGCTGGAATGTACTCCTTCTCAGTCTTGACAATGATCTCACCAATACCTGTACCATAAATCTCAGCCATCAACTCAATCTGGTCAATAGCTTTCTTAATCTTATCTCGTTTAAAGTCCTCATGCAATTGAACCTTAATTTGTTCAACATCTAGAGGATTACCATCTACATCTAAGACATCATCTGAGATGTCAAAGAATTCACCTTGACCGAAGATAGCTTCCATGATCTCAGCATGGCGAGTCTCAATAGCTTGCTGAGTAGCTGGCGAGATGATACGTGAGCGTTCACTCTCACGAGTCTTATCCTCAGCAGCCCAGATACCTCGGAAGACACGTTCGTACTCCAACCACAAGTCCATGTAGTTAGCATCACGATGGTCACGCCAGCGAGTAATGTGCTGAGTTACCCACGAGGTGAGTTCTTTCTCAGCCTCTGTAGGTTCCTCAAAGGACGTTCCGTCCGGAAATTGAGTACTCTTCTCATCACTGAATTGGTCGTTAGTTAGAGCCACTGTATGTTCCTTATTACCATTTAACTTTGTTCGCCCAGTAGGCCGCTGACATCTTACCTTTAGCTATGTTCTTAGCGTGCCTAGCTTTAAAGGAGTCATTACGAGCTGAACCTTCAGGACTACCTGAGACACCTTGCTGTCCGAATCGTATCAGCTTAACCTCTTCACCATCTTTAGCTAAGACTGCATGACTCTTAGTTGGATGTCCGGGAGTTCTCTTAGGTTTGTTATAACCTTGGAACTCTTCACTACCTCTTTTAATAGCCATATATTAATATCCTGATATAACGTCTAAGACTTCGTAGTCATCATCTTCGTAGTCTTGGTTGTAGTTAGCTATAGCCAGTTGATCAATGTAACTTAGAGCATCTACCAAGTCATCATGTACACCTGCTGTAGGGAACATAACTAATTGATCTCTAAACTCACTCCAGTCCTCATCCTCATTGAAGGTAATCCTTCCATGTTCCATACGACCTTGTAAGCTCCAGACAACCCTATCAGTCTTCTTCTTATTCCCGTGAGTTAAGTCCTGTATGTGAGCATAGATGTTATTCTTCCTCATCAAGTCATTCAGGTATGGCAACACAGCATTCTTCAATGCTCCTCGCTCAATACCTATACTTGTAGGTTGAAAGTCTCTAATCACTTTCAAGATGTTAACTGCAGTCTCTCTGATGTCCCACCGACCATGCTGTATCTTGTGAACCCACCAGTTACCGTTATCCTCTAACTTAACAACTGCAATAGCTGTCTCGTCTAGTCTTTTCTTAGATGCCCCAGCATTCTTACCTACCTCTTCAAAACCTGCTAAGTCAATGGCTACAATGTAGCTACCATAACTAGGTTCTTCAGCAGTCTTGAACCATTCCTCTTTAAAGACATCAGCACCTGCGGTATCGAAGCTAGACAAGTACTCCTGCTTGAATGCAAAGGAACTTAATGTACGCTTTGCAGCCTCAATCTCCTTAGGATCAATAGTCTCATTGTCCTGAGTGGTAAAGTGCCAAGACTTCCACTCCTCATCTGTGTTATCCTGTCCTAGATTAAAGGTATCGTAGAACCAGTTACGTCCACTAGGAGTACTAATGAACAGTGCTCTACCCTTCTTATCTGACAGTGAAGCTCGAATGATCTTCTGCCATACGTCTTCCTTGATAAAGGCACACTCGTCCATAACTACGTAAATTAAGGAAACACCCCGCAGAGAATCGGGATTGTCAGCCCCTCTAACTAAGATCTTCTTACCATTTATAAGGGTAATTTCTAAGTTATTCACATGGCTAGACTTGATTACAGGTCTACCTAGCTCATGCAGTAAATCCCACATAATCGTTCTAGCTTGTCCTAAGGTAGGTGCTATGTACATCACAGCTGAGCCATCTGGACAATTCAAAGCTTCAATCAGTAACGATACTGCTGACAATCTAGACTTACCACACCTTCGACCTGCAGCTACTACTTTAAAGCGTGTGGTATCTTTAAAGACACTCTGCTGCCACTTAAGCAGTTGGAAGTTTAATTGTGTCATACGTCTATCACTTCATCGTTTGTAGACACAACTGGACTATTTAAGCCTGATATGTTAATACTGATCTGAGGCATACTACCACCACTCTTAGCTGTATCAAACACTGAGACTGGTAAGATCCTATCCATAGCTAACTTAATAGCTGCCATCTGTCCCGGGTGTTCATCATCCAAGGCTATCTGAATCATCTTATCAAGGATTCTAGTGCCACCTGTGGCTAATAGTCTTTCCTTGAACTCTTGAAGCCTACCTGCATCTCCTACAGGTCTGCCTACCTTATTCTTAGTTCTGTTCTTAACAGCTTGTAGGTCACTCTTTGGAGGTCTACCCTTACCACGTAGTTTGGGAGACACAACCTTAACACTGTCTTTAATTTCTTCAGTCATCTCGTCTTTGTCCTTTATAGGGAGACTTTTATATGTAGTACTATAAAGTACCTAAGACATTAACATAAATGTTACATAGACATAAATATTATAAGTACTTATATTAGTTATTAATATTAATTTACTTAGTAAGTAATATATTATAAGTAACTGTTAATAGTGTATTTAACTTCTATGTTCCCTTTCCAAGGTGTACATCTTAGCAACCTAAGAAGTGGGGTCAGGCTTCTTAGTAAACACAATTATTTCCTATAGAGAATATTATACACTACTATGTCTTGACTTACAATACTATCCTTAAATATTTCTTATTTATTTTTACTTTTATGTGATTGTAGTCACATAAGTTACACTTTAAAGTTCCCTTGCTAAGGTGTACAGTTTGTCTTGTCTGCCTACATTTTAAGCACTTTGTAGTCTCTACTTCTTTTCCTTTATAGATCAAGGACTTATAGTCACTTCATCTGTCCCTAATTATCCTTTTTTGTGAGCTTTGTAGGCTCCCACAAAAGTAATCACTAAGCAGTCACCCCTCCCCCCAGTCACTTTGAAGTTAGCACTCACTAACAAGTCACTCTAAAGTCTATGTTAGTAAGTACTCACTTCACAGTCACTCAGTAGGTGTCGGAAAGTTGACACTAGAGGTGTCGGAATATTGACAGTGTGTAGGTCGGTGTAGGTGGCTTTAAAGGATACTTGCAAGCTACTCTCAAGTCTTATATAAGACATAAGAGTACTCTTATATAAGACATAAGATATATAACATAAGACATAAGAGTAATGGGCTAACGTTAGGGTTTATACGTAAGGGTTTATAGTTTAAAAATAAATGTATTTGTAAGGTTCACGTAAGCTTCGAGGTAGATACTCTATCCATCGCAACACAAAACCTTTAAAGGATCAACATGCTAGATAAATTATTAGATATCATTTGTGCTATCACATTAGGCTTATGCTTATGCATGGGCTTGCTTGCCTATTTTGACATTCTAACTAAGTAAAGGGGAAACTATCATGCAAATTAAAATCTTTTCAAATAGTGCTCAAAAATTCAAGGCTTTGCAAGGCTTAGCTATAGCCATTCAAGGTGGCACGCAAGGTAGCGCATTGCAAGCTTTAAAGGCCTTGCAAGCTTCACCTATGTTTACGGGTAAGGGGTGGCAAGATAACTTTGCAAAGCTTGAGCATACCTTTAAAACCTTAGATCCCAGCTACAGTATATTTTCATTGAATGGTAATTCTAAGCTTCCATTCGTATCATTCTCAAGCTTGCCGGGGGTTACTTGTCCCGGGGCCGGTGAATGCTTAGATTTTTGCTATAGCTTCCGTGCATGGCGTTATCCAGCTGCATTCGCTAGAATGGCCCAAAATGCATACCTTATGCGTTATGCTCAAGATCAAATTGTATATGCATTCTCAAGCATAGCCAAAGCAAGGCCAGAAGGTTTTGATTTTAGACTATACGTTGACGGCGATTTTGCTAACGGTGGCGACGTAGCTTTTTGGATGCAGCTACTTGACAAAACACCTAATGCACGTGCATATGGCTATTCTAAAAGCTTCCATGCTTTGCTAGGGTATGACATTGTAGGTAAATGGCCTTCAAATTATCAATTGAACATTTCCGGTGGCCACAATGCTCACCCTACAATGATAACTGCAGTAAAAACCTTGCCTATTGTACGAGGTGAATTTATAGCGGTACGTATCGGCAAAAAAGTAAAATCTACAGATCACGGCAAGCCGGAAACTGTAAAGGCTTTACGTGCTGCATTCACTGAAAAAGCTTTTCCTTGTCCCGGTACGTGCGGATCGTGCACGGGCAAGGGCCATGCGTGCGGTATGCAAGCTTTAAAGGGTGTGCCCATTATTATCGCTATGCATTGATCTAATTCTAGATTGTAAACTGTAGCGCATGAGCTTAGCCGTGCGTTATGGCCTACAATTTTCTGTAGATTTTTAACTCTAAAGGGGTAACTAAAATGTTAAAACGTTATACATCATTACAAAAAACTCGCATTGTAAATAACATTGTAAGGGCTTGCAAAGATCCTTCAAAGCTTAGCAAGCAAGGGTATAACTTTTTATACCTTGCAAGTGGCTTTATAGCTCATTATAACTTGCACGGGTTTATAAGCTACTACAGTGATTGTCATAAGCTTATGAGTGACATTCTAGCGAATCAACGTTACAATCAATGGCATAACTTTACAGAGAATGACAAGGATTTTGGCTATTACATGGATAAACGTGCCATTTATAACGCTATTTGTGCACAATTGAGGGGTGAAGCATGATCAAGAGAATGAAGGCCCGTTTTAAGGGTGTATGCTGTAGATCTGGTGCATTGATCAACGTGGGCGATGAAATAATGTTCAATACAGAGACAAGGCAAGCATGGATCACAGTGGATAATGATAAACTGTACTTTAAAGGTTACTAAAATGAATATTAAACTACTCAAACACTCACGGGAGCTATTCAAGTCATATGATGTACCTGAGCACGTTCGCAGGGATTATCGTCGCAAGTGGATTAGATCAGTACGTCTATTAGGTGACAAGTGGCTATTAGCTCAATCTGTACAAAGAAAGACTGATCATGTATAAAATTGTATCTATATCGTCGGGTATTGTAGTTGCAACCTTTAATAAGTTATCATTTGCTCAGGAATGGCTCCAAGATAATAATAACTTGGAAGGTCAACCTGCTAACCTTTATAAACTTGTCATAACTAGGAAGGAATCTAAACAATGATTAAATTCAAATTTGATACGTTACTGGCTGACAGTAGGGCTTTAGTGACTGTCACCTGTGAAGTCGACATAGAATCCGATTATGTAGACTTCACAGACGTGATCTATGAGGGCTTTAATGTCTTCGATGTACTGTCTGACAATCAATGGAAAGAACTAGAATGGGATGCCAAAAAAGCCTATGATCTAGAATATTCAGAGCAAGCCACCATTGACCATGACTTAGAACGTAGTTTAGAAGCCCTCTATGGCCTCTCTAAGCCTTCATTTCACATACGTTAAGGGGTAGATAGCTATGTTATCAGAAATTGACTTAAAAGATTGGGATGAACAACCTTCAAAACCTTTATACGATGTACCTAAAGAAACACCTATAAAGACTCACATTGGTTTGTTATGGTTTAAACACATAGACGGGGCTTACAGTCTGTGCTACGATGTAGAAGGACACCCAGTGCATATGCAAGCATGGGCAACTGTTAACCCTTTTAAAAGGAAACCTACGAAATGAATGAATATTGCTATCAAGTAAGCCCTACGAAGTCAGTATGGGTGATGGCCTCTAATGAGGAAGAAGCTGAAGGTAAAGTGTTTGAAACCTTAGGCTATGACCCTGAAGAGATGGAACTTGTTGAAGTAGTGGAGAATGTATGAAATGTCTATGCTGCGATAAGATGCTGACAGACTTTGAAGCTACACGTAAACACGCTGTAACAGGGATGTTTATAGACCTATGTCAACAATGCTTTAAAACTGTACAGATGGACGCTAATCTGCCCACCAAAGACCGAAGAGATTTGATCTCAGAGGATGACATTGATGACAGTGTAGAAGCTGAAGATGAACATGAGAGTAACATTGGTGACACCTTAGATGGAAAGGACTATTGACAAGATCATAAAAGTATGCTACCCTTACTTTAAAGGTATCTACAGAGTACCTATGACATTAACATAAAAGTTAAATACACTATTAAAGTAATATTATAAGTAATATACTTATAAAGTAACTTTAAAGTGCCAGAGTTTCATAATGTAAGAGGCTATGCCTCGGAGATATAGACTAACCCATTGAAAGGATAATTATGTCTATTGAGTTGATTGATGATGACATTGACATGGATGTCGTTAAGTATGAATGTTGGTATTGGTCTGTCATTGACAGTATGGCTGACTTAATCTTGAATAATGGTCGTGACAGAGTTATGGCTGACGTAGCTGATGTCGTGATTAAACGTTTAGGTGATGGATGTGTCTCACCCTTGGATGATCCACTGTCATGATGATGGCATTGTTTGTCTTCATAGTAACTTTAATTAGACTGGTACTTACAAAGTGAGCAAAGCGAGCGTAAAATGACTGATATTGACGATACAAAACCTTGGCCTTTCCCGTCTGCACCCTTAGCAGGTGACTCAAGCCTTAAAGCTTTAGCTGACACACTGTCAATGCTAGAGGATTTCACAGCTTTTCAGCTCAGAGGGGACATCTACTATGGATACCCAGATAAAAAGGCTCTAAAGACCATTGAAGGCCTTAGAGAGGCATTAAACAATGAAGCTTAGAATAGTACGTAAACCAAGTGAGTCAAAGTTTGTTAAGCACATACCATGTGAATACTGTGGTAGCTCAGACGCAGGTGCTTTATACGATGACAATCACACCTATTGCTTTAACTGCCATGAAACTCATCATGAGAATGAATATGATGACTTCACAGTTAAGCGAGATGCAGTACAACCACGAAAGACAACCATGATAGAGCCTAAAGGGACTATTAAATCAATACCTGATCGAGGTATTAACTTACAAACCTGTGAGAAGTATGGAGTAACTCAAGATGCACAGAATCACTTTTACCCTTACACTGACGACAGTGGAGCCATTGTCGCCTACAAAACACGAAGAGTTGCTGAAAAGTCTTTTTCAATTAACGGAACCTTTCAGAATGCACGGTTGTTTGGGCAAGGTCTCTTCCACGCAGGAGGCAAATATGTCACAGTCTATGAAGGAGAACTTGATGCACTCGCAGGATACCAACTCACCGGATCTCAGTGGCCTAGTGTCAGCATTCGTAACGGGGCACAAGCGGCCTTAAAGGACTGTAAAGCCCAGTATGAATGGCTAAACAGCTTTGAGAACATTGTTATCTGTTTTGATGCTGATGAGCCGGGTAAGAAGGCCTCTAAAGAGGTGGCTGAACTGTTTGGACAGAAGGCTAAGATCGTTAAGCATTTGAGTGGCTACAAAGATGCTTGTGACTACCTTATTGCAGGGGCTACTAAAGAGTTCGTCAATGAGTGGTGGAGAGCTGAGGTTTACATTCCAGATGGGATTATCAATGCGGCTTCACTGTGGGAGGAAGTGATTAAACCTGAGGCTAAGGCTGAAGCTATGTATCCTTGGAAGGGATTGAATAAGCTTCTCTATGGTATGCGTCCTTCGGAGTTAGTCACAGTCACAGCAGGATCAGGCTTAGGTAAGAGTCAATTCCTACGTGAGATATTGTTTAACATTCTGAACACTACGAAGTGGAACATTGGAGGGTTATTCCTCGAAGAGTCAACCCGTAAGACAGCTAGAAGTATCATGTCTTTGCACGCTAATAAGCTGTTGCACTTACCTGATACACCAACAACAGAACAGGAGCTTAAAGATGCTTTCGATGCAACTCTTGGTAGTAATCGTATCTATCTTTTTGATCACTTCGGTAGCAGTGATGTGGACAACATTAGCAACAGAATCAGATATATGGCTAAAGCTTGCGATTGTAGGGTTATATTTCTTGATCACATCAGTATTGTTGTATCTGGTCAAGACCTTGGAGATGAGCGTAAGGCTATTGACAACATGATGACGAAGCTTCGTACACTGGTTCAAGAGTTGGAGATCACTCTGATCTGTGTAAGCCACCTTCGTAGACCTCAAGGCAATGCAGGACACGAGGATGGACAGGCTGTATCGTTATCTCAGCTGCGAGGTTCAGGATCAATTGCTCAGTTATCAGACGCTGTGATTACACTGGAGCGTAACAGCATGGCTGAGGATGAGAATGAACGTCACATGACTAAGATAGCTGTAGCTAAGAATCGTTACAATGGCTATACAGGGCCAGCTTGTGTACTTAAGTATGACATGGAAACTGGACGTATGATGGAGATGCAGGAGGAATCGTTATGAGCGAAAGTTATCTTATTTTTTTAGTCCTGTGTTTTATTGCAGGTATATTAATTGCAAAATAAGGAGAAGAACACATGAATAAATCAGATGGCGGTAAAGGTAGTTCACCTCGTCCCTTCAGTGTAGCTCAGGCTGAGTATGAAGCTCGATGGGACATGATCTTCGGACGAGACAAAGAAGATAAGGCACGTGACTTTAAGTTCGACAAAGAGCAGGATAAGTTAGAAGAGGAGCAAGACAAATGAGCGCATGGTTAATTGCTGTAGTAGGGGTTGTCTACACTGTGGTAGCTGTAGACTTGCTCATCAAGGGTAACACTGGCTTAGGTATTGCCTTTGTAGGTTATGCTTTAGGTAACGTAGGACTGTACATGGAGGCTGCAAAATGAGTAAGTGGGTTAAGAAGTTAAGTACTGAAGAAGCTGAAGCTATCTTGCAAGAGAGGCTTGAGCGTAGACGTATGCTTGACCGCTTGTGGGCACAGAACAATAAGCATAAGAAGGCAGCTAACAAGAAAGCTTATGAAGCACGTAAGCGATTAGAATCTACAGCTAAACTGTCAAACCCTACAGGCACTGTTATCAAGAGTACTTATCGTCCTAACTGGAAGGAAGCTCCTGTATATAATTGTCCTGAGTTAACTTATAGAGGTAAGGTATGACTGATAAAGACGAAGCATTGAGTTTGGAACAAACGTTACGCCTTGCATTGGAGGCGTTGGAAACAAGTATGTATCCACAGCAAAAGCAACTGCAAGCAATCACTGCCATTCAAGCCGCACTAAAAGCGAAGGATGAGCCTGTGGCGTGGCGTGATGCCGCAATCAGACTTGGCGAGGAGCTGTCCTCTGTTGGGCCTAATGGCTACTACGACATGGATGCAAAGGAATGGCTTGATTGGACTATGGAACAGAACCCTAGGGGCAAACATTCATTACCACAGCGCACATGGGTAGGGCTGACGGATGAGGAATGTTTAGAAGCGTCCCTTACGGCAGCGCAAACTTTGGTAACACCAATAACTCTTAGCGGCGTTCAAATCCATGTTGCCCGTGTAATTGAAGCCAAACTCAAGGAGAAAAACGGTTATGCTTGATTTAGATAAGATAGCTGGTAGAATGATTGACTTGGAAAGTAAGTACTATGATCTGCAAGAAAAGTACCAATTACTTATCCATCACTATGAAGACCTAAAGGCAGAGTATGAAGCGTATCGTTCTAGACATCGAGACAACATTAGATCACAACACGATCTGGATGGTAGTAACTAAGGACATTGACACTGGAGAAGTTAACGTATGGAAAGCAGCAAACAACCTCGTGGAGTATTTAAAGGACACTACGTTGATAGTAGCCCACAACGGAATAAGCTTCGATTTCCCGACATTGAATCGGCTCTGGGGTACGAAGATTCGTTTGAGCCAAGTGTACGATACGTTGATAGCCTCAAGGTTGTTAAATCCCTCAATAGAGAACGGGCACAGCTTAGAAGCTTGGGGCGACAGGATGGGATCGATAAAGAAAGTTGACTACAAAAGGATATGGCAATGGTTAATGGACAGACGAGAGGAGTACAAAGGTGAGTGCTTTAACGTTCCTCATATGTCTCTTCTGGAGTATTATTGCATTAGGGATGTTGAGGTCACTTGTAATCTTTATAAGCATCTTACTGATGAATTCAGCAAGAAAGACTTTTCACAAGAAAGCCTTGATCTTGAGCATAAGGTAGCTGCTATCATAGCTGAACAGGAACGTAATGGCTTCAAACTTGACTTACCCTTCGCAACCTGCTTACTTGCTGACATCAAAGGAAAGATGGCAGGAATATATGAGCAGATGCAAGAGAGATGGCCTCCAGTCATCACTCCAAGGTTCCACAAGACAAGTGGAAAGCCTATCAAAGACTGCGTTGATACTTTCAATCCCGGAAGTAGAAAGCAGATCGGAGAAAAGCTGATGGAGCTAGGATGGAAGCCTAAGGACTTTACTGAGAAGGGACAGCCCATTGTCGATGAATCTGTACTGGCTAAGGTTAAGATTCCTGAGGCTCAGATGATCGCTGAATACCTGATGCTACAGAAACGTGTAGCTCAGATTGAAAGCTGGTTAGAGGCTGTAGGTAAGGACGGTAGAGTTCACGGTAAGGTGATTACGAATGGAGCTGTAACTGGTAGGATGACACACAGTAGTCCTAACATGGCACAGATTCCCAATGCAGGTAGCATTTATGGAAAAGAATGTAGAGAATGTTGGACTGTTGAAGCAGGTAACGTATTGGTTGGTTGTGACGCTAGTGGCCTTGAGCTTCGTATGCTTGCACATTATATGAAGGATGATGGATATGTTAAGACGGTCACTGAAGGATCATCGAAAGATGGAACTGATGTACACACGCAGAACCAGAAAGCTGCAGGTCTTGAGACAAGGGATCAAGCGAAGACCTTTATATACGCATTTCTATACGGTGCAGGGCCATCTAAAATTGGTTCCATTGTCGGTGGTAATGCTAAAGCGGGTGAGAAACTTATCAATGCCTTCCTTAAAAACACACCTGCCTTACAACGTCTTAGAAATACGGTTAGCAGATATGCGGGTAAGGGCTTTGTACCGGGGCTTGATGGTCGCAAGATATGGGTACGCAGTGAACACGCTGCCCTCAATTCGCTCCTTCAAGGGGCTGGGGCGATAGTGATGAAGAAAGCTTTAGTACTATTTTATGATAAGACTAAGGCAAATAAGTGGCCTGTGAAGCTAGTAGCTAATGTCCATGATGAATTTCAGCTTGAAGTTCCTAAGGAATATGCTACAATAGTAGGTGAGGCTGCAAAGGCAAGTATCGTTGAAGCTGGGGAGTACTTTAAGCTTCGTTGTCCATTAGACGGGGAGTATAAATATGGTGCAAACTGGCGTGAAACACATTGATAAGAATCAAATACTATTTAATGTTGAAGGTGACACTTTCAAGATTAAGATAGGAGAGGATCTAGATCTTGAAGAGGTATACACAATACTGTTATCAGCATTGGTTTACTTAGAAGATCTGGCTATGGGTATGGTAGCTCACCCAGAATCTAAAGAGCTACATTGACTTAAAGGAAAATGAAATGAGTATTGATAGCATGAAACCCGTTAAAGTTGCTGGTGAGTTGTACTGGTCTAACTGGATGAAAGAGTACAACACTAAGTTCAACGAAGCTAACGATAAGTATGAGTGCACATTGGGACAGTTGAGTGATGCAGCTTGCAGTAAGCTTGAAGAGTTGGGCATCAAGATCAAAGACAAAGACACAATGGGTAAGTTCATTGTTGGTAAGTCTAAGTT